TTTATACTTGTCAAGTAGATCTTTATTTTTAGCATAATCAGCAGTTGGCATGGCATAACGAGCAGTTTTAGCGTTACCTAAATGATAGTCTTTCTTTTTAGAATCACCACGTTCGTCTGCAGAGATTGCTTTGTCCATATGATACTTAAACGTACCTTCTTCCAACTCAGATTCTTCTTTTGTAAGTTTCTGAGGAATCAGATTAGTATCATATTGAATACCAACTTGGTTTGCCAACTGTAGCATCTTATTAACAATGTTCAATGCTTCAGGATTCAATGTCTTAGATTTGATTCTGCGCAATGCTGTGTTAACAAGCAACTCAGGATTTGCAGTTGTTTCAGCTTTATCAACACCAAGCATAGTTGCGATTACTCGAGCAACTTTAATCTTGTCGTTGGTCTTTAAAGTCTTATCCGTTAAGTCTTCATTCATTTCTTTTTCTTCCGTTGGTGTTACGTCTTGTATCCATTTAGAAACTAACTTACCACTATCTTCTTTAAGTAGTAAGTGATTTGATCCACGTTTAACTACTGCTAATTTTCCACCATTACATTCAACAATATCTCCAACGTTAAAAATCTCACCACGGAAATATTGTTCACGCACAGTATCTTTAACCAAATTTAACTGTTCTTTAATTGGTTCTAAACCCAATGTGATGCGGACATCATTCATTAAACGACGTCCATCTAACTCACGAACAGAACTTGGTAACTTTTTCTTAAACTCTTCAAAAATACCTTTAGTGGCAAAGGTTTTCATCTTTGAAGAATTTACATCTGGGTCTTTATCCAAAGTGGAAATAATCTGGATAAAACTTGATTCTTTAACAAGTTTCTTTAAGCTGGCAGATTGTTCACTGCCAACAACCAAAACAACATGTTTATATTTCTGCGATAAATCTTTAATCGTTTCAGATAAAGATGTGATGCTTTTAAAAGAAGTATTTGGGAACATTAAATTTAGATAATGTTCTTTTTTATCTTCTTGGATAATACTGTTTTTAGATGGGGATGTATAGATTACGTGGTCAGAACCTTTCTGTTCTGCCAGTTTTTTGACTGTCTTGACTAGTAGTTCGTGCCCGATTGTAGGAGGGTTAAACTCGCTTACTGCGCAAACAATAGTACTGGACGGTAGTTCTTTGATTAGTTGTCTGTAATCTTTCATTTAATCCATCTATAAAGTAATTTCTATTCATTTATTTAGGCAATTATGCCACGCTAATTAACGCTTTCGCTGCAGCAACGATCCAACGACAGGCTACCTCGTCTGTAGCTAACTCCTGCTGAGCACGAATATCGGCTATCTCGTTAATCAGATAATCGTATTCTTCTTTGGATAGTTGTCCCTGTTCGTAGTTATCACGGATAACTAAAAGTTCATTAGCCAATGATGCTGCTGGTCCACCCATCCCTGCTACTTCTCTTAGTTGATCTAACATTTTATCTTCCCTTCCATGCGTCTACTATGACGTCTATTCTAATTTTATTAGTTTTTACAACTGACTCGCAGAATACTTTATTTTTAGAGTCTCCTGCTTTTTTAATAGCATCTTGCAGCTTACCGATTGAATCTGCTTGTGGGTCAGATCTCAATGTGGCATAAACTTTTAATCTCTCGATATATTCATCGGCATTGTGAAATGCTAATTGATTTCCACACTCTAATTTATCAACTGAAATTTTAGCATCAACCAAACGTCCAAACATTTCTGGATCATGTGGTCTTGGTAAAATAACTGAACATGCAGATAATGAAACTAATGTTAGAGCGATAAGAATTTTTCTCATACTGCTTTACCTGCACTCTTGATTGTTGATAATGGATCAGATTGAGAGTCAAACTTGTGGGCTTGAGAAGCGAACTTCTTACCATTGTGATAAAAGTGAACAGAACCACCACTTGATTTAACTTCAATATTCTTATGGTCTTTAAGAATATGTTCATGGTCTTCGCCTGGATTCGCTATGTGATGTTGGATACCAGATTTATTTACATATGTAGTATGTTTTATAAAATGTGCTTTACCAGCTTTTTCTGCAGGGGTCTTTCTTGCTGCCAGAACATTACGAATATGTTCTACTACATGTTCGTGATTACCATTGTTTAAATGATTTTGTAACTCTTCAGCATGAGATTTAGCGACATTAGCGAGTAATTTTTTATTTTTTTCTTTTATCTTTGCATGCTTTTCAGGATTCTTTTCTGCCCATTCTTTTCTAGCATCTTTAATGTCTTTATGGTGTTCTTCTTTTTTAATATCCTTTAATTCTGGATGATCTTTATGAATTTCTTCTTGGTGTTTTTTAAACAGAGTTCTTGCAGATTCACCAGAAGATTCCATACCAAGACTTGAAGATGGAACATTTTTACTAGCCTTATCACTCACCTTTAAACTCACACCAATTTTTCTAATCTCACCAGTTTTCTTATGTTTAATAGTGACATAGTTGTCAGATGAATCTGAATCTTTTCCAGATTGAGCTGCTTTAACACCAGTTTCTTTTTCAGTATCTCCTGGTTTAGAGGTATGATGGACATGATGAACTTCAAATCCCTTATGTTCTGTATCAACATGTTTTTTAATATCTTTTGCAGCAGATTCTGCTTTAGCATTAATTTTCTCATAATCTTTAGGGTGGATCTGTTTCTTTAAACGATCATGGGCTTCTTGAGGTGTCTCTCGTTTACCATGTTCGTTGATAAGATGATGATTCTCCATATGCTTACCACCTTGTAGATGATAACCAACTAAAACTTCGTGAAGAACACCTTTAGTATTATTGGATGCACCACCCTCTTTAGAAGCATCATCTTTTGCTTCGTTGAGTTGTTCCAATTCTTCTAAGTATTCTTCTTGTTCTTTTATGAACGATTTAAAATTTTTCATTAGTCTTTATTCCCCATACCTTTGCGAACATCGTTATACATTTCTTCTTTATGTGCATCACTCATCTTACTTGGAGCACCTGCATGAAACGCTTTTTGATTACCCGAAGCAGCATGCTCACGCATCTTGCTGGCGGACATACCCTTAGTTCCTTCTGCATCTGGATCACGTGAACCAGCAGAATGAACAGTTATTGATTTAAAATTGTAATGGCCATGTTTACCTTCTTGACCATTATACTTATGCAACAGTTCATGCATTTCTTTTTTGCGATCAGAACCAGCAATCACATGTAGATGTTGAACACCTGCTTTATGCAATTCAGAAGCATGATGCATAATAGTTGGATGTTCCGCACTAGATGATTTAACATTGGTATCTGGGAATGCACGTTTAGCATGCTTAACTTTCTGTTCACCAGTCAACGGATTCTTCTTAGCATCTTGACTATGAGAAACTACAACAGTATGTCCAGCATTTTGTTTTTTGGCTACGGAGTGAACTTTATCAACAAGTTTTTCGTGACCAGAAGTAATTGGGTTCATGCGACCAAAAGCCAGCACATGATGCTTTTCTTCTGCTTCTATTAGGTATGTGTTAAATGATTTCATTTTCTTGGCTTCAATAAGTTTGCTTTACTAAACTCGGCACGATTGACAAGTTTAGTTGGTTCTTGTTTACCGTTACGAGTATGATTTATAACATATCCTTCAGGATCTGTTTTCTTATCACCAATATGATGCTCAAGTCCACCAGTGTGCTGGTTTAAATTCTTAACTAAAAGGTTCTTAGCATTCTGTAGATGCTGATGCATTTTGAATAAGTTTTCATATTGCTCTTTATTTTTCTCAACGTGTGCAGCGTGAGCAGCACCAAGATTACGCTGAGCAGTTTGTCCCTTCTCAGATTTTAACTTGGATGCTTTCTTCTCATAAACATCTTGCACATGTTTAATAAAACCTTTGGCAGTTGGCTTTGTATCTTTGCGAACTGTTTGATTGATATATGTTCCCAAATGACCAGCGTCACCTTTATGTTCTGTATGAATGGCACCATACATGTTATCGCCATGCGTATCATGTATTTCTTTCGCAGCATTCATATGAGTCTGGAATCTTTTCTGATCGGCTTGACTATATTTAACTTTACTGGTATCATGTTCAGCACCAGAAAGATGAACATCTTTATGCTGTCCAAAACTCTTCATGTCAGGATGCGGAGTTGCTTTCATTGAAGCAAAATCTTTACCTTCATATTTCTGGTGAACAACTAAACCAAATTTAGATTGTGCAGCTTTCTTGGCTTCTTCGCCATGAGCCGTATACTTAATTGTATTTGGTGTATATGACGCAGAACCTTTCTTCTCGTCATACTTAACATCACCCTCAGAGTGCATAACATCACCCTGATATACACCTTGCTTTGGTGCAACCTTTGGTAAATGTTTTAATGCGTGTTTTAATTTTTCTGCGAGACCTGGAGCATGACCATGATTGGTGTCAATGTCCTTGGCAGTGTAATTGATTTTTGGGTTTTTGTTGAATGCAGATTTGGAAGCAACGAAAAACTTTCCAGTCTCTGGATGATGACCAAAAACCAGCGATGGAGAACCATCATATTTCATGGTCAGGTTGCTATCTTGCTTTCCTGACTTAACGTGTTCATGTGCTTGATTGAGTGCACCCTGAGCATGTTCGAAACCAGCAGAACCATGGAACAGAGGACGATCCTCAGCGTGATGGATGTGCTTTAGTTTCTCTTCTTCAGCTTCTTCTTTAAGGAATGTTTGGAACGACTTCATTTTACCCATCTATACAGTTATTATACCCTACTTTTGCAATAAAGTAAAGCATTATTTTTAATAACCCTACGTTCTGAGGGGTTATTTTAATCCATTAAAAACAACGAGTTACAGAGGTATTTATAAAAGTCTATGAAGCGAATGCTTGTAGTAGCTGTTGGTTTTCGCTTAATTTATACGCAGTCTGGTTTATCGTTACGTTTTTATCAGACGTAATAGGACAAAGATTATACAAGGATTTTCTAACATTGGAGAACTCCAAAGTCATAACGAACTGATAATCCCCACCACCCTTAGACTGACAACGAACTCTAATTCTGGCAGATGCACAGTTAGAGAAGTCTTCGATTTTCTTAACTAACTTGGCGTTAAGTTTCAGAGGATCTAATTTATTCATCAAATAGAAACCATGAGTACCCACATTTAGATAGTGAGTTTTCTTTTTATTATAATAATCGCAGATGGCTTTAGCAGGAACAGTTATATGAACTTCGTTCTCACCTTTAAAACTCTCGATATCTATCGCATACGCTTTACGTTTATCCGTAATGCCACCTGTTAAGATCTTTTTACCTGATACATCATTCTGTAGTACAGGAACTTTACCTCTCCATTTAGCACCTGCAGCTCCACTGGTATTCATATTTTCTAGGAGTTTATACTTGGTAGCGATCTCCTGCATCATCATCTTTTCAGGATCGCCTTTTACGTCACCGAACATCCACTTACCCTTGTAATATTTCAAGACAAGCGAACCAGCTGCAGTTGGAGATATCTTTAACTCACAACCAACAGGGGTTTGTATACTCTTGGTGACTATTGAAAGATCTGGTTTATCGTGTGTTGCACCAGCGACACCTCCGACAGAGATGCCCATCTTTTCTAATGCTTTATATGCGTTTTCTTCGTAGACGAAACCTTGCTGCGCCATGTAAACCCCAATACAATATTATTGTATCTATTTAGGTCTACTTTGTCTACGGATAGTTCTTTCGTACTTACGATCCCATTTACCGATCTGGTCAATAATCTTTCTTGGGGATTCATTGTTACGGAAGTCGTAGTCGAATGTTTTGAGGAAATAGTGGAGGGTTTTTGAATCGCGAGATTTCTTGCAGCGATTAAGTAGAGTATTGATATCTACGTTTGGTCTTAACATTTTGAAATCTAGATACACGCAGTGAGCATATGCTTGTATCTCATCGAACTCAGAAAGGTACTTTCTTTCTGCATCTTTTTTGGCTATGCCAACTTTCTTGTATGGAACAACGTAATTGCTCCAAGTATCATCACGTCTATCATATTGCATAAAGTGGATTAGTTCATGCATCAAAGTTTGTAATAAACGAAACTTAAATTTCTGCCAAACTTCGTCAGTGAAGTTAAAGGTATCAAATTTAGTAGTATGAATTATTAGAAGTGATTGACGTGTTTCTGGATCATATTCGCCACCAACACATACATACTTCTCAGTCCAACTAGCCTTAGACTTCTCTTCTCTCCATACAACTTTAGTTCGCCACTTTTTAAGATAATTGGCTAAACCTTTTGGATCGTTTCTATACTTGTCCAGATCTTTTAGCACTTTTGCTGGAACAAGTTTAGCCCTAAATGGACGCTCATAGAAATTGAGCAAATCCATCCAGTCAGAGTTATAGTTTTCCAGGAACTTCATATTCAGCCCTATTTGATAAACGGAACTGGCTCCTGCATACCCCTTTCCCAAAAATACAACTCTACATTTTGGGGTAACAGTTTGCGCATCCCTCTTAGTACTTTTTTGTTGTCTTCATAATGTCTTTGTATACCCAATTCAAGCACCTTTTGGGACTTAAATCGGACTACGTTTTCAACAGTTCTGGTATTGTCTAGAAGATGGAAGGAAATTACTCTTCCACCATAATATTTATTCAGCCAGTCTTTTGTAATTGTATGGATTCTTGGCTCTCGTTTTCTTGCAGAAATGGCGTAGAATTGCGTTTCAACTGGCTCGATAAGTTTCTCGGCATTCTCGTACCATTCGTACAAGAAGTCCTTTCTAGCCTTTCTTTGAACCCCATTCATCTTACCCCACTTCATTTCGGATTGCGGTGGTTGGGCAGCCAGAACCCCATCAATATCATAAGAAACTATCATAGGATTAATGGGTCAACCTTTCCAGTCTTTTCAACGACAGCTTTCTGAAATTTCCAAATTGTTTCACGCATTTCAACTGGTAAGGTAGCAAACTCATCCAACTTTTCTTTGGTAGATGCGGGGAAAGTCCATGATAATCCATCGTTACCAGCTGGTGCACAGACAGGAATACCAGCATAAAGAGCATGATAAGCACGACCAGTTCTCCAGCCAGACTTCTTATGTTTGTCGTCATATACTGCAAGACAACCATAGAACTGCTGGTAGAACTTACGACGATCTCGTTGTTGTGGATTTGGCCAAATTTCCAACGCTTCAAAGTCTTCCCATTCAGATTCTTTACCTGCAATTTGTAGGTTTCGAGAAGAAGTGAATTCTTTAAAGTATTTGGTTCTTCCATTTGGTCTTCCGATATAAACAACCTTTGGAATAGTGCCAGCATGAAATTCAGCAAACTCCATTCCAGATGCCATTGGTAAGTCAACAGTAGTTGTTCCGATAGGACATTTCAAGATTGTTGCAACTTCATTACACTCAGTGGCATTGGCTGCGATAGTCCAGCGTGACCAATCTTCATCAGGTAGCAACTCCCAAAGGAATGGTAGATCTGGGTCATCGTTCAAAAAGATAACACGACCCTTGTGTGATTTAATCATCTCAACAGTTTTATCCCAATACTTCTGGTAGAACTGCAGATTAGTTCCACCAAACTCTAGCATTAGAACATCACATTCCTGATAGTTAGAGAAAGTTTCAAATCCATCATCTTTAGTTGGATCTGTTGCTTCTGATAAAGGAATGATTCGATAACCAAAGTCAAGCATGTTCTTGAATAAAGCAACACGTTTCTCAACCCATGCTCCACGAACACCATTCTCTTTATTGGTCAAACCAATCTTACCAGAAACTCTGCGATAACCAACCTTAGTTCCAGTATTGCTAGAGTTCTTTGAATAGAACCATTCAAGCAATCTTTCTTCGCCTAAAAATTCATGTAAAGACATTATAACTCCAAATTAGTCAATTTATTAATATTACCAAGCGATCCACGATAAAACGAATTGAAAGCCAGAGAAATTCTGACTTCATCATTCTTATTCACATTTACTCCATGCAACATATATGATGGGAACAACACAATCATATTTTGCTTCACGTTAATTGGAACAGCATCAGCATTAAACTTAGTCATTTTAGTTACGTTAGGTTTAATGCCATATTGCTTTTCTTTGAAGAAAATCAACTCGCTCGGTTCTTCGCTAATATAAACTACTCCACTAACAATACTGTTATCATGACAATGTGTATGGTGTGATGTGTTCTTGTCATTATAATTCAACCACGACTGTGTAACTTCTAAAGTAACACCTTCAGCACCAATAACAGAATCAAGATAACGTTGAAGGTGTTGATCAATCTGATTCTTCAATGAAGAAAGTTCGTTCCTACTTAAAACAAAGTTATCATTGGAAGTCACATTACCATAAACATTTGGGTATGTTTCGTTCCTATTGTTTTGTATGTATGTAATCTCATTATCAGTGAATTTAACCTCAGACTGATAAAGTGGTTGTGGAAATAATTCAATTGTGTTCAAAAGAAACTTTCTAGAGAGTTAGCCTTTTGTGAATCTGGATGATATTTAAGTAGAACTTCTTCTCCAAGTTTTTCACGACAATAGTCGTACCACTCATCAGAAGTCCACATACCTTCAGAAACACCATTCCAAAGTTTACGTTGCATTGGATGCTCAGGATTCTTGCGACGTTGTTCAACAAACTCATAACGACAGTTCTCATA